GGTTTATTCGCCAAGGCTAACCGGAAGGTTATTGTCGGCTTTCCCGCTCATGGAAATAGCAAGCGCAAAGCTTCCGCCGTCGCAGCTCAATAGAAAGGTTTTTGAATATGTTTAAAACTTTTGCATCCCGTCGACGTTTTATTGCACTCCAACGTGATTTAAATCGCGCGGTATCGTCTGAAATATTTGATCGCTACCAATCGTATGTGATCCGTTGCAGCGATGGCGGCGGCTATCCAATAGGCTTTAAAGATTGGCTGGCATGGGGCAATACCGCCGACGATTAACCCGCCCCGCATAGCGTCCCGAATTGCCCCGCTTTATGCGGGGCTTTTCTTTTATGCGACTATATGAGATAAAAGCCCATCTCTAACTAACTACGGGAATAGATCACATGACTGAACATTTACAAAAAATCGCGCTTGGCAATATGGGCACCGGGGATTTGATAAAGCGCAAACCCGACGCCAAGGCCGTTTATATTATTAACTTCCGGGAAAAGCCCCGGCGAGGTAAACCCGCCCGCTATTCGATTTCCAAATATGACGACATGAACACCGAGCTTTTCTTATCCGAAGAAACGCCCGTCTATGTAGGATTTGATTTCTAGGCGATTTTAAGCCCCCTACAACCTCAAGCTTGCCCGCTAGGCTAACTACCTAGCGGGTTTTTTTTATGCCCATCCCAGCCCCGCCTAAGGCGATTTAAAAAGAGTGAATCATGCCCCGGCCCGCCGCCCGTGCATCTTCTCAAACTTACCGCGCAACATTTTCACCGGCCCGTGATCCGTGGTTGCCGGGCGATCAATCGTGAACACCGGGCACCGGGCACCGGGCACCGGGCACCGGAATCGGAATCGGAATCGCGGACGCCGGGCAGCGGATATCGGCCCGCGGATCATGCCTCGGGTCCCTTCTCATATCGGGTCAAAAATCGAGAAAAATAGCCAAAAAAATCGGAAAAATTGGCCGACGGCCACCTATTTAACCAGCGATAGCAAGGGCCATGTTTTTCACAAACAATACTGTAAAAAATGATATGGTTGTTTCACGTGAAACATTGCTTATTTTTTGATAAAATGCTTATTATCGTTAACTGACTAAAAATTAGGCATATTTATTGAAATATTATTTCAATTTAGGGGCCCCCGATGGATGTTTCTGATCAAGAACTAAAGCTTCGTTTACGGCTTGCCCAAATCGAGAAGAATGAAGCTTGTCAGAATGATTTTTTGACGTTTGTAAAATCTATGTGGCCGGAGTTTATTGCGGGCCGACACCACAAAATTATTGCTGAAAAGTTGGAAAGGGTCGCAAAAGGCGACTTAAAGCGCCTGATCATCAACATGGCCCCGCGTCATACGAAGTCAGAGTTTGCTTCGTTCTTGTTTCCCGCTTGGATGATGGGTAAAAACCCGCGCATGAAGATCATTCAGGCTACTCACACAACGGAGTTAGCCGTCAACTTTGGTCGTAAAACGAAAAACCTTTTGGATAGCGACGAGTTCAAGGAGGTCTTTCCAAATGTTAAACTGGCTGCGGATAGTAAAGCTTCTGGTCGCTGGGACACTTCTTCTGGCGGCATGTACTATGCCGTCGGAGTTGGGTCAAACCTCGCGGGTCGTGGTGGCGACTTGGTGATCATTGATGATCCGCACTCTGAACAAACAGCTATGTCGGCGAACGGGTTTGATGATGCTTGGGATTGGTACACTGGGGGCCCCCGACAGAGGCTCCAGCCGGGTGGGTCGATAGTTCTTGTACAGACCCGGTGGTCCGAAAAGGATATGACAGGCCAGCTCTTGAAGGCGATGGCTAAAGATCCACTAGCGGATCAATGGGAAGTTGTGGAACTCCCTGCGATTTTTGAGGACGGCAGTCCGTGTTGGCCAGAGTTTTGGAGTATTGAGGACCTTACGGCTGTAAAAGCCTCTATTCCGCCCAGTAAATGGAACGCGCAGTATCAGCAGAACCCGACGGGTGAGGAGAACGCGATCATACCGCGCCAGTGGTGGAAGCGCTGGGAGAAAGACAGAATACCTAATCTTGAATATGTCATTCAGAGTTATGACACGGCGTTCAGTAAACGGGAGACTGCGGACTTTAGCGCTATAACTACGTGGGGTGTTTTTCGTCCAGAGGAGGTAGGGGGCCCGCCGGGACTCATACTTTTGGACAGTAAGAAGGATCGCTGGGATTTTCCGGAGTTGAAGCAGGTGGCTTTGGATCAATATAAATACTGGGAGCCCGATACAGTAATTGTGGAAGCGAAAGCCTCTGGACTACCCCTGACCCACGAACTACGGAACATGGGCATACCCGTTGTTAACTTTACGCCAAGCAAGGGAAATGATAAAGTAACACGAGTTCACTCTGTTTCCCCTTTGTTTGAGGCGGGCATGGTGTGGGCCCCCGACACAGTATTCGCGGACGAGATGATTGAAGAGGTGGCGGCGTTTCCAAACGGGGAGCATGATGACTTGGTCGATAGCATGACACAGGCTTTGATGCGGTATCGGCAGGGGAACTTTGTTCAGTTGCCTAGCGACGATTGGGAAGATACTGAGGCGTCGGTTAAAGTTCATGCTTATTATTAGGGATTAATGGAACATGGCGGAGTCAAAGGTTAATCTTGGAGCAGGGTTTCGACAGAAATTCCGAGAAAACAATCCGCGCCCTTCTTATGATTCCGGCTATGAGACGCCCTCAAGTGATTTTAGATTAGGTGATATCGCTTACACGGCGGCCTCTTTAGGGGCCGGTTTTGCTCCCGGCGCAGGTGTTGCAGACCTTTTTGGTCAAATGCCCGACCCCTATAATCCCGGTCAGATGTCTCCTTCCTTTTCTGAAAATATTGAAAGGGGGGCTTACATTGACGCTGCTTTGCAGACACTAGGCGGCGCTGGAGATGCTTTGTATATGCTGGGGGCTACGGCTCCTATAGGTGCAGCACTTAAAGGGGCGCAGGCTTTAGGTAAAACTTTACGCGGCGGGGTTATACCCAACCCAAAGACTACAACACCCCAAGTGTTTTTTCCTGATTTAGGTGAAAAGTCTCACGTTACGTTGCAGCCCGACGTTAAAAACGACGCGGTCAGCATCAGCTATATTGGGGCAGACAAGCCCGGTCAAGGGCAGGGTGGTGAGATGCTTCGTCGTGTTACGGAGCAAGCGGACGCAACGGGCACGAGACTGACTTTGTATCCGGACGCGCGAGGCGAGGGTGGTTTAGATCAGGACGAGTTAATTCGTTTTTATCAGCGGCACGGGTTTAGATTTCAATACCCAGACCCGGACAATCCAGACCCTTTTTTGGACATGATACGTGAACCGCGGCCCGCGGCTCGTGCGCCAACCCGTTTACAACCAGATGTTCCTGTATACCCGAAACCTCAAAGAAAATGGGAAGATTTAAGGCCCGGCGGCGATTATGTAAACCCCGGGACTAACGAAGTTTTAACAGGAAGAAGTCCCTCTTCTGGTCGTATTAGTGTAGACCCATCAGGCCGAGCAAGTTTTCTTGTATCGGGCGATAATTTAGAATCCGTAGGTGACCCTAAAGGTGCATTAGTAAAAACTAATTTGTTTAAGCGTAGTGCTGGTTGGCGTCCAAACAACGAAGCTGTTGATTTACCAACATTAGTTTCTGTAGAGCATCGCGGTAAACACTATTACACAACAGATGTTGATTTTACTAAGGGTGTAAATTTGTCGAAGTACCCCAACCAAAGAGATGAACCCCGTCTTCGTCCAACTGTAAAAGGTAACCTTGATTTTGGCGAAGAAATTGGAACCATTAGTGTTCGTGGCCGAGAACACCCTGTTTATGGAAAAATAGAAGTAAAAGCTAATGGCGGCGTGGTTGGTGATTATACATTCTCGCCAGAAGACTTATACGGCTTGGCCGATACAGAGTTTGTTGTGGACCTCATAGGCTCTGGCGGCGACACCGCGTCTAACCTCGCGCAACGCGGCCTACGGGAAATTCAACTTCGTTCTCCAGAAGGTGGCTTATCCAGCCTCATACGAAATTTAGGTGGAGACGCCACTGTCGAAGAGCTCCCCTTGTACATCGCGGGCGTCCCAAGTGCGGGTGTTTATAACCCGAATACTTTTCCGGTCCCTGTTAGGGAGGGATCAAGCAAAACTGCTTATGAGGGCTCGCGGGGCCCGGTAAACATACCTTCGCGCGGTATTATAGTAGGTCAGGATGCGGAAAAAGGGGTGATTAGGCATGAGCTGGAACATGCTGGCATAAAATCAATAACAGATCCTTTAGATGTTGGTATGTCTCCGGTAGAGAGCTCCCCTTTAAGTATTTTGTCTGAAGTGATACGTGAGCGAAGCATTAAGGACCGGAGCCCGTATACGAGTAATCCAGAGCATTTTCTGATTGAATCAATGCAAGCCGGTGAGCATATAAGAAGCGGGGAAAATCTTCCAGAAGAGTATAAGGAAGAGCGCGAGTCGTTTTATCCTATAGGCAGGTATTTAAATAACCCAACTCCTGAAAATAGAGATATTGTGCTCCGTGTTTTAGATGACATCCTAACTATGCCCGCCAAAGATTATAATAAAGCGCCTTACGGGGAACAGGTTATACTCGGGGCGCGTCAGGATATGTTACATTTTCTTCGCATGGATCAGCGGAAGCGTGGTGTGCCGGAAGAGTATCTTTTCACGGCGGAGGAAATAACGCCTGAAATGCTTCTCGAGAACCTAGAAAAATCTATTGAGAACTTTAACGCGCCTGTTGAAAGAGGGTATTCGACAAAGGTGTTTGAAAGCGGTGGAGAAGTAGGAGGTTCTGCGGTCGATTTAGGACAAGGTTCGCCTCTTCCATCAGAGCAATTGTCCTTTGGTGTTGGTGATTATGCCATAATGCCAAAGGTTTTTGCTCAAGGGGATATTGGAAAACAATCTAGAAACCCTTTTGTGGAAACATCAGAAGATGAGGCGTTTGGAAAATTAGGGATTGAGGTTTTAACGCCAGAAGGTCGGCGTTTTGGTATAGGTCGGGAGGCTAATTACCTCGAAGGTAAAATGGATTTTAGTGATGAGGCTCGTTTCTTTGGGGCCCCTGAGAGCCTCAAATACGGCACAGACGGCGTAGAGTATGGTAACATCTCTGGCTATTATGAAAGTCCAGAAGGTTATCGTGTGGAGGGGAGCTATAACCCGGATACCGACGATTACAGGATCTATGGTTCGCGGACCATTAAGTTTGATGAAGGCGGCATCGTCACCGTACCCGTGAGCCGTGATCCGCGGCCCACGGACCAACGCAACGAGGCTTTTGGCGCGAAGTTATTGAAGTTAGCGGGTCTTGCTACGACGCCTCGTCAGCTTGCTAATCGGGTTGATCCGAAGCTTTATGAGCAGTTAGACGTGGTCCTTGGGCGACGGCCCGGGGAGCGTTCGTTTAAGTCACCGGAAGGTGGAATTGTGAGTATGAAGCAATATTGATGGACCGCGGCCCACGGAACTGGTACTCTGGGCTAGAGGAGACTATGTATGGCGCGTGAACCGATTGCTGGAATGGTGGACAGGAATGTTCCATCACAACTTGATCCGGAAGATTTAGCTGCCGAGGTGGAGCTAGAGGTTCCGGGCAGCATGGACAATGTCATAGCTTTTGAAGGTATGGCGGACAATATGGATATTGAGGTGACTCCGGAGGAAGACGGCGGGGTTACTATTGATTTTGACCCGCAGGATCAGCGCGGAGAGTCGGATGATTTCTATGCTAATTTAGCGGAGGAGATGCCTGACCGTGAGTTGAGCCGCATTGCTGGTGAGTTGTTGGCGGAATATGACGCAAATAAGGCAAGTCGGCAGGATTGGGAAGATGCGTATGCCAACGGGCTGGAGTTGCTTGGATTTACTTATGAAGAGCGGACGCAGCCGTTTAGGGGTGCTTCTGGGGTAACACATCCGTTATTGGCGGAAGCTGCTACGCAATTTCAGGCGCAGGCCTTTAATGAGTTGTTACCTGCTTCGGGGCCCGTGAGAACTGCTGTTATGGGCGCGGAAACGCGGGAAAAGCAGGCGCAGGCGCAGCGTGTGAAGCAATTTATGAATTACTACATCACGAACGTGATGGAGGACTACACGCCGGATATGGACCAGATGCTGTTTTACCTGCCGTTGGCGGGCAGCACGTTCAAGAAGGTGTATTATGACGAGACGTTAGGTAGGGCGGTAAGTAAGTTTATTCCTGCTGAAAACCTAGTCGTGCCGTATGAAACGTCGGATTTGGATACTTGCCCGAACATAACGCAAGTTCTTCGCATGTCTTTGAACGATTTGCGGAAAAAGCAGGTTGCGGGCTTTTATTTAGATATACCGGTTATCCCTGCACAGGCTGAATTGGACAGTGTGGAAGGGGAAATAGACAGGATAGACGGTGTATCACCCAGTCAGATTGACTATGACTGCACCATATTGGAGTGCCACGTTGATTTAGACCTTGAGGGCTACGAGGATTTAGACGAAGAGGGCGAGCCCACAGGGATTAAAATACCATATGTTGTCACAATTAGTCAGGACAACGGGCAAATACTGTCGATTCGTCGGAATTACATGGAGGACGACGAGTTACAGCGCAAAATACAGTACTTTGTGCATTACAAGTTCCTTCCGGGCTTTGGTTTTTACGGATTAGGTCTTATTCACACCATTGGCGGGTTGTCACGCACCGCCACGGCGGCACTGAGGCAGTTGATCGACGCTGGTACGTTGTCCAACCTCCCGGCGGGTTTCAAGGCCCGCGGACTACGGATCAGAGACGACGATGATCCGCTTCAGCCCGGTGAGTTCCGTGATGTGGACGCACCCGGAGGGGCTATACGTGACAGCCTGATGCCGCTGCCATTTAAGGGTCCAGACCAGACCTTGTTCTCTTTGTTAGGTTTTGTTGTTCAAGCTGGTCAGCGGTTTGCGACGATTACTGACATGAAAGTGGGTGATGGCAACCAGCAGGCGGCTGTAGGCACAACTATTGCACTGTTGGAGCAGGGTTCACGGGTAATGAGTGCAGTTCACAAGCGGCTGCACTATGGGATGCGTCAGGAGTTCAAAATACTTGCTCGTGTGATGAGTGAGAGCCTGCCGCAGGAGTATCCGTACTCTGTTGAGGGGGCGGATGCCTCTGTTATGCGGTCAGATTTTGATGACCGGGTAGATGTGTTACCTATTTCTGACCCGAACGTATTCAGTCAGGCGCAAAGGATTGCTTTGGCGCAGACTAAGTTGCAGTTGGCGGGTGCGGCTCCTGAACTACACAACATGTACGAAGTGTATCGGGATATGTACGATGCGTTGGGTGTTCGTGACACTGATCGCATAATGAAGCGCATCCCGGACGACGAGCCAACACCTAAAGATCCGGCGCAAGAGAACATCGATTCGATGGACATGATACCTCTGAAGGCGTTTGAGGGTCAGGAGCATGAGGCGCACATTATGGCGCACATGGTCTTTGGTTCGACGCCGATGGTATCTGGTATGCCTCCTGTTGCTATGGCTTTGCAAAAGCACATTATGGAGCATGTCCGGATCGCGGCCCGTGAGAAGGCGGCAGTGGCGTTTATTCAGAGCCGCCAGCAGGCCGGTGGGCAAGCTGCTTCCGAGGAAGAAATGCTGCAAATTGAAGGGCTTACGGCACAGTTTATTGCTGAAGGCATGCAGATGCTCAAGCAGTTGTCTCAGCAAGTCTCTGGTCAGGGGCCCGATCCGCTGGTACAACTCAAAGAGCAAGAGCTTCAGATCAAGGCACAGGCCGAGCAGGCGGATGCACAATTGGATCAGGCCAAGCTCAGTCTTGAGGCGTCAGGTCAGCAGATGCGGTCTGATCAGTTCCAGCAGCGGCTGGCTAGCCAAGAGCGGCAGACGCAACAGAGGATTGATGCTGCAATGCAGCGGGAATTACTTAAACAGCAGAATGGAGGTGCTCCACAATGAAAAATCGTCAGGTAAAAGTGAACGGCTCTGCGCCTAAAGACCCACCCAAGCCTGAATTGGTTGGGAAGCCAAAGGTTCCTCCTATGGCGGGTAACAAGATGCGTAAGATGAAAATGCGTGGGGCGGGTGCCGCGATCAAAGGCACGAGCTACATGGGCTGTTAAATGCCTTTAGCAAAGGGCAAGAGCCGTAAGACTATAAGCAAGAACATCTCTACATTAAGGGATGAGGGCTACCCACAAAATCAAGCGGTAGCTATTGCTTTGTCCAAGGCCGGGGAAGACAAGGTAACGCGGATGGCACGTGGCGGCGTGGTCAAGGGGTTTAGTCCTATAGCTCGACCACAACGCTTCAAAGGCGTGTTTTAGGTGCCCTTATGGAAGGGGCTATCGACATACGCCTTATCGTCACCTTGGGCGGGATTTTGTTCAGTGTGGCGGGCGCGGCAGCAGTTGGGAAGATGCAGATTAAGGTCATTCAGGATACACTGAATGATTTAGAACAGCGCCTGCGTGGTATGGATAAGCGCATTGATATTATAGAAACCCGACAAGAAACCCTAGTTCAACGAGTCTCCGTGCTATCTGGTATGATGGACCCTAGTACTATGGAGCGTAGGCATCGTGAAGCTGCAACCATCCAAGCAGAGCTAAATTCGATAAAATCTAACGTCGATAAGCTACTTCACATGCATAATGGCCGTCATCCGCCGGTAGGGGGGTAGAAATGGATTGGACTAAAATTGGAACCAGTATGATCCCCTTGGTGCTCGGTGCGCTATGGTGGGTTATTAGCTCGATTCAGGCAACCAATGCCGAACTCTCTGCCCTACGGGCTAATATGATGATGCTGATAGATCCAAACGGTCAGATTATTCCTAGTCCCGGTAATGCATTGGCACGTCAGGCACTGCGTGAAGATCTGATGAAAAGTATCCATGATATGCAAGTACGCATAAAACTATTGGAGGCAAGTAACAATGTCCGACAACAATGATAACGTACCCGATAAAGCGGCGTATCAAGTAAACAGAAGGCTCATGTGTTGGGCTGCTTTGGGCATGATGATGGCAGTAGTCATATGCTTTCTCATTGATCCGCAGAAATATGGTGGATCTGAGCTTGGCCCTATTTTCTATGGTTTAAGTGGGCTTGTTGCAGTCTACTTCGGTGCCACCTCATTTCAGCAGTCTAAAAAATGATTGGTAGTCTAATAAGCGGCCTTGTAGGCCCCGTAACTGGTATCCTTGACAAAGTTATTGAGGATAAAGACCAGAAGGCTCGCCTCGCCCATGAGATAGCCACGTTAGCCGAGCGTCAAAGCCATGAAGTTATTATGGCTCAGATTGAGGTTCTCAAAGCAGATGCGAAAGGCAATTGGTTCCAAGCGAGTTGGAGACCGCTGATTGGGTGGATTTGCGGTCTTAGTTTAGGCATAAATTACATGGTCAGCCCTATAGCCGCTGGTTTCGGTGTTGAGATACCGCAGGCTGATATGAGCGTTATGATGCCTTTGATGTTTGGTATGCTTGGAATTTCCGGCATGAGGTCTTATGACAAGAAACAGAAGACTGACACAAAAGTTCTTAAATGATAATAAGACTAGTAAAAATTTGGTCGGAGAAGTTTGGCGAAGCGTGGACAGCTTGTATGCTTTGTATGGTTCAGGGTGATTTTACGGCGATGACCGTGAGCCATGCTTTGACGGCATCTAAGACAGGCGCTCTCACGGGCATTGGGTGTGTTATTGCAAGCTTTATTTCACCTAATAGAAATAGAGTAACAGACGCCTTTGTAACAGGCCTTGTGACTTCTGCGGCAGATATTATGGTGCATCCTAGTCATTTTGGTTTAAAGATGTCGGAGTCTTTACTTACAGGTTTTTGTGCAGCTTCGATATGCTACTTACTGGGAGATAAGAAATGGCAAAATCCTCTGTAGGGACAACGTGGCGTCCTATTCCGGTTAAAAAGAAGACTTCTATTGGTCAATCCCCGCTTAGTCGTCCTGCTAACAAGCATAAACGACAGAATTGGAAAAAGTACCGTGGACAAGGGAAATAAGTATGTCGTTTAAGTTATCTCAGCGTAGTTTGGATCGTTTAGAGGGCGTTGATGATCGCCTTGTAACAGTTGTGAGGTACGCCATCTTAGAAACAAAGGTAGATTTTGGTGTGATCCAAGGGCTGCGGTCCATTGAGGAACAGAAAGAGTTGGTGGCTAAAGGCGCTAGTCAAACGATGAAGTCTAAGCACATTGACGGTGAAGCGGTCGATTTAATGGTTTACGTGGGCTCTAGAGGCTCATGGGAGCTTAATCTGTATGATGACGTAGCAGACGCCATGAAGAAGGCTGCTCAAGTCTGTGATGTGGGTATTCGGTGGGGTTGTGCTTGGCATATACCCGACATTCGAGAGTGGGATGGCACGATGGAAGAAGCGATGAACTCGTACATCGATCTTCGTCGTTCTGAGGGCAGACGCCCGTTCTTAGATGGGCCTCATTTTGAATTAGCATAAATTTATAGTTTCTCCTAGCATCTCCTATATTATATGTGCTAGGGTACGCTATACGTTATGCTGTAAACTGTGGGGACTTAATGGATGAAGTAAAAATAGCCGAAGCGGTGTTTCGGATTTTCCGTGAACGTCGTCAAGGTTGTGTCGATTACATGTTGAATGGCAACGTGAAGTCGATGGAGCATTATCGTGAGCTTATGGGCAATCTTGAATGCCTTAATCACGTGGAACAGGAACTCAAGAGCCTGCTAGACAAACAGGAGCAAAGTAATGACTAAAGCGCAAGAAGTAGACCTTGATAGTGTAGCGGAGGGAGTCGCGAACCTCGCATCAGCTTACAAGGATGTCACTGATAAAGTGTTAGACCCCGAAAAAATCGGTGGTTCTCTCCTAGAACGGATGCCAGACCCAACGGGCTGGCGTTTGCTAATCCTGCCCTACCGCGGAAAAGGTAAGACCGACGGCGGTATATATCTACCAGATGCGGTGGTTCAGGAGCAAACAGTATCCACGCAGGTTGGTTATGTCCTCAAAGTAGGACCTCTGGCTTACAAGGACACGGAGAAATTCCCCTCTGGTCCGTGGTGCGAGCAGGGTAATTGGGTGATGTTTGCCCGATATGCTGGTTCGCGTTTCAGAATTGATGGTGGTGAAGTCCGCATCTTAAACGATGACGAGATTTTGGCACGTATTAATGAACCTGAAGACATTCTGCATTTCTAGGAGATAATTATGGCAGAAGCACAAGAATTAGAAAACGAAGACCAGATTGAGTTAGATTTGGGCGAAGAGTCGGAAGTAGATGTTGCGTCTAATGATGATGTCGAAGCCTCGTCGGATGACGATAACTTTGATAAGGCAGAAAGCGCCACGCAAAAGCGCATAGACCGCCTGACAAAGAAAATGCGTGAGGCTGAACGCCAGCGCGAAGAGGCTTTGAGGTACGCCCAAGGCGTACAAACAGAAGCGCAGAAGTTAAAAGCACGCATGGATGCTTTG